TAAACCATGCGAACGTTAATCATTAAAAAATCAAGCAACGCCAAAACCGGACCAATCCCGACAACGTACAACCAGCGCGAGACGTGCCCACCCAGCTGCACACACTATCGAACGACATGTTATGCGGAAGGCTATCACACCGCCCTAGCATGGAACCGAGCCGACAAGGGCGCGACCGTGGAAGAGCTGGCCGATTTTGTGCGATCACTACCCGAGGGCCAGTTATGGCGCCATGCCGTGGCCGGTGACTTATGGGGCGAAGGTGAAACCGTGGACGCCGCCGAACTGGGTGAAATTGTGGCCGCCAACACCGGCCGCCGTGGTTTCACGTACAGCCACAAAAAGACGCCAGACGCTATTAAATGGATACGCCACGCCAACAATTGGGGTTTCACTGTAAACCTAAGCGCAGATGATGCAGGAGAGGCCGACACGCTCGCAGACCTTAACGCTGGCCCCGTGGTTTGCATTGTGCCAATGGACACGCCAACGCACAGCACAACGCCAGCAGGCCGACCGATAACAGTCTGCCCCGCACAAACGCGCGATTACATGACGTGCGCAATTTGCCAGCTATGCCAGAAGGCCGACCGCCGAACAATTGTCGGTTTCCGTGCCCATGGCATGAGAGCAAAGGCCACCGACACCAAAGCCCGCCGCATTATCCCAATTGTGAAAGCCTAAGCCATGCACAACACGCCACAACAAAACGAAGATTTTCGCAGGGCTTGGGACGCGACAAACGCCCGATGGAAAGCCCAGCAACCGAAGCCACAACCACCGAAAGCCTAAACCATGAACACACCGACACGCCTACATTTTTTGGAAATCACCCACTACCAGCAGCCAACCCGCCGCACTTTTTACACCCAAGAGGAGGACGCCGCCGCAGCATATGCGGAAGCCGTGGACCAAATCCAATTTTATGGTGATGTAGCCCAAATCAGGCAAGGCCAGCAGCAAGGCAACATAAAACGCATCACCGTGCGCCACACCAATATTTAAAAAGGCCGACACCATGCACCCAAACACCGCCCAGCCACTGGCCCGCATAGAGGACTTAGAAGCGGCCCTATATATGGCCCTGCCATTTGTGGAAGACCACGAAGACAGCCCAATTTACAAACCCAATGCCGTGGCAGGTGCCGTGGCAATAATTCGCAAAGTACTTAAGGAGGCCGAGCAATGACACAAGACAACGCCGCCCCGTGGTTTATTGCGGGAGACTTTAGCACCGTGCTGGGGATATATGAGAAGCGCGGGCGCATAGCCATGATTGACGAAGAGAGCCCACTATCAGACGAGGAACTGATGCAGGCCGCGAAGCTTATGGAGGCCGCGCCCCTGATGCTGGCCGCGCTGCAAAGAATCACACACCCCGCCGCAGACGATACCGACCTAGAAAACGCGCTGCAAGTAATAGCACAAGCAACAGGAGAACCCGCACCATGAAGCACACAAACTTAAAAAAGCGCATAATAGAACCACACAAACAAACGGAGCGCACAAATGGAAAAGACATTACCAACATTTAAAGAAATGTCGGAGGCCTTGAGATACGAGCCAGAAGAAGGGTTTTTTTACTGGGTTGCAGAAGCAGCCAGAAACGTAAAAGCAGGCCGAAAAGCAGGGACAAAAGAATCAAACGGCTATATCTCGATACGTTTTAAAGGCAAAAGCTATAAAGCGCACCGCATGGCATGGCTATTTACTCACAAAGAATGGCCAAAGCTACCAATTGACCACATAAACGGGCAAAAAGACGACAACAAAATCTCAAACCTTAGAGAGACCACGACTTCGCAAAACGGACAAAACAGAAAGCCAAACAGAGGAAACAAAACAGGGTTTAAAGGGGTAAGACCATACGCCAGAAAATTTAAAGCCGAAATAAACCACCAAGGAAAATATTTTTATCTTGGACTTTTTAGCACCGCGCAAGAAGCTGCAAACGCTTACGCAGAAGCAGCCGCAAGACTTCACACGCACAACAACGCAAAAAGAGAAACGAAATGATTTTTACAGAACACGATTACATCAACGCGGGCCACCAATACGAACGCGCAACACCACAGCGCGCGCCAGTAGTGGCCGAGCGCATCCGCCATATGTTGGAGGCTGAGCACGTCACCGACAAACCAGAAGCCCGCCGCCTGATTGACCAAGGCCGAGCAGAAGCCCGTAACAACTGAGAGAGGCCGAACATGAAAAAATTTAAAGTGACCGCAAGTTACAAAGTTTATTGCCACGCAATCGTGGAGGCCGAGGCATGGGAGGAGGCCGAGCGCATCGCCCGTGACATGGACGGCAGCGAATTCGACGTCGACCGAGAAAACGGCCTAGGCGACTGGAATATTGAAGTCGTTTCCGCAGCTTTGAGAGAGGCCGAATAATGTGGCCATTTCCCCCATTCCCTGCCGTACCATGGACGCGCAAGCAGTGCCGCGACTACGCCAAGCAACAACGCGAACAACAAGAGGACGCACCCCTATGACCGCCAACATTTTCGCGATATACATAACCGAGGAACCAGATGGGACCGTATACGCAAAGGCCGAGATCATAGGGAGGCCGACCACTGCAATGAATGTTGGCATTGAAATCATGGATGGGCTTAAGACATTGGAGGCCGAAGCCGCCGGACTGTTTAAGGTCCAGCGCTTTGCCAATTTCTCAGAGGCTACCCATTGACTTGGTAAGAGACTGGCTAAACTTAAAGAGGCCGAGGCGCTTGAGGGTGTCGTCGGCATCTTCTCCGACCGTGTCCGACATCCAATACGGCCAGCCAATTTCATTTGCCACCCGTTCACCCGTGCCGCTCGCATCGTTATCCGCCACAACGAAGCCACTACTTAGAGAGGCCGCGACTTTTACCATGTTGCCGGCACTGAAGCAGACATGCAGGGTGTATCGGCGCTTCATATTCTTGAGAGCTTTGCGAATAGCCAAGGCCGTTGCATATCCCTCACACAGAATGTTCGCGCCCTTGTTGTCAAAACTGAAGGTGGCGCCACTCGTCCGCTGGCCGAATAGAAACTTTTTCACACCTGACTCGTCAATCAGCTGGACGCCAACCAAGTGGCCGTCAACCCGCATTGGGATCACCATGGTATGCGCGCCCTCATGCACCCAGACGTTGACTTGCTCGTCGTCGTACCCTTTGTTTTTTAGATACTGATGGTGGCCGTATCTACACTGCTTCATAATCCAAGCCGCCTTACCTGCAGCCTCACGCTGTTGGGCACGCTTCTTATCTTCTGCCGCCTTCACATCACGCATTAACTTAGAGCGGTCGAAGTCGTTGGGCTTGTCCGACTTCCAGACTTCCACCTCCAAATTGGTGGCCCAGTTTTGAACAAAGCCGTGATCACCCATGTACTTCACGGCACCGTTGCGCTTAGTTGGGTGGTCGACAGTAGGGTAGCGACGCCAGACGCCAAGCGGTGGAAGGTAGTCGATCATGATGTCGTTGAGTTTGCAGTAGGTTAGAAAGTCCATGCTCATGCCGACTCCTGCCTGTTTAGCTCATCCGCAACCTTATGCGCCAGCTCTACCAACCCATCCCAAATCATCTTGTTAGCCACCCTGTTTCGGCATGGCCCACCGCTATCGCTGATGTAAATCTTTTCTCTACCCATCCAGCCATAAGACCGTTTGCCGTGTGTGTTGTCGTCACGAATCACGCAGACCTCAAACCAGTCCGTTGTGTATCCACCTTTGGTGTGCGCCACCCACTTTGCTTTGTTCATTTGACCAACCCCTTCTGTTTGCCTTTGAGATAACGAATCATGGCCGCTTTTGCTGCCTTCTCGAACTTCACATCTGGTGGTATCGGTGTGGTGTGCAGCGCCTTTGGCCAGACGCCGAACTGGTTCTTGTATGCGGCCAGCGCTCTCTTCTCGGACCAGCCGCCATGCTGAATCTTGTAATGGCACATCGACCAGAACTCCTGCTTGTTGTCCCTTGTCATTGCCCCTTTCAGCTCTTCCATTTCGCCAGCAACTTCTGCCACCTTACTTCTGCGCTCCCGTGTGTGGCCGCAGTGGTAGCAAGTGTCTGAGCCAGTGGGCCAAAGGTGTCCACACGAAGGGCACTTGGCTTCTTTCTTTTCTGTCTCGGTCTTCTCTTTCTTGACCTTCTCTTTGCCGTCATCCAGCTCGTGCACACCGTTCTCGTACACGTCATCCCAGTCTTCTCGGAAACGAAGGTAGTTGCCACTGTGATCAAGCCATACAGCGAATGGCTTTTCTTCTGGTGCGTGAGGCATACCGCGCATCACCCTGCCCATCTGCTGGATGTGGCTGGACAAAGACTTTGAGAAAGGCCGAGCCGATACGCCGATCATCACGTCAGGCACATCAAACCCTTTGGTGAGAATGTCCGTGGCGATTAGTCCATGTATCTCCGTGTCTGGTTTGCTGAAGTCTTCGATCACATCCTTCTTGAACTCATCGTCGTCACGATAGCTGATGCTGATGAAGTTGTAGCCCTGCTCTGCGAACTTCTTGGACAAGTCTGCACCGTGGTCGACACCAGCACAGAAGATGATTGTCTTTCGTGGCCGGCCGTATATCTCGTGCGTCTTCTTGATCCACTCAGCAACGATGTCGCCAGTGATTTGCATACCGCGGGTTGTTGATTCAGCCTGAGACCATTCGCCGGCCACCTTCTTGGCGCCTTCCATGTCGATCTCTTTGGCAACAAACACCTTGAGCGGCACAAGAACCTTCTGGTCCACCAGTTGCTTTGTTGTGATGGTGCTGATGACGGTTTCGTAGATGCTGCCAAGCCCCTTGGTAAATGGGGTGGCCGACAAACCAATCACTTTCACGTCTGGATTGCTCTTGATGAACTCCACAGTCTGCGCACGGGTTGCATGGCATTCATCGATGATGAGGATTTTCAGATCGGGGAAAGAGCCGCGCTTCTCCAGCGTTTGAGCCGAGCAAATTTGGATGTTCTCGTATGGCCGATATCGCCAGTGGCCAGACTGCAATACACCGTGCTCAATCTTGTACTTTTCCAGACGTTGACTTGTCTGATCGCACAAGATGATGCGGTCCAAAAGCATGGCCGCTTTGTTGCCCTTTGTCTTGGTTGCTTCGAGCAAGGCAATAGCCATTTCTGTTTTGCCCGCCCCTGTTGGTGCGTAAAGGATCATTGACCGATTGCCGGCCGCAAACCCCTTACGCAAAGCCTCCAACGTGTCGGCTTGGTAGCCGCGTAAATTAAGTCCCATTTGTTTTCTCCACTGCCAGCACACAACGCCCGCTGGCTTGGGCGAACCAAAATATGTTGGTTCTATTTTCCCCCGTACTCAAACTCAATCAGCATATCAATGACGTGCTTGGCCTTCTCAAGATCAACACGGCCATTCTTGTCCCTGAACCTTGTCACATACTTGATGATCGTATGTTGGCATGCATCAAGGCCGTTGGCCATGCTGTACTGCATTGGCTGAATGTTTAGTTTGGTGTAATGGCTTCCGTCAATCTGCGTTTCAAGGGCGCTCATGGTTTTGCCTTCATCTTGCGCTCGTACATGGCGCACTGCTTCTTGAGTTGACCGTTCTCTGACTGGTACTGGTCGCGGCTTTGCTTCACTGCCACCAGTTCGATTTTCAGGATGCGAACCTCTTCACGCAGGCTTTCGATAGTGTCGGCGGCCATGGCTTTCTCTTCCTCTGTGCCATCCATTGCAGCTACCGCCAAACGGTCATTGACGCGCTCGTTCTCTGCTACCAGCTCAGCCACCATCTCATCATGCTCGTTACCAATATCTTGAATCGGCTCCTCTGGAGGTGGCTCTGGCTTTGACTTCTTGTTTAAGTGTCCAACCTTCTTTTCTGCAATCGTGCCATCTGCCATCTTGAATTTACGGGTGGCAGGGGCAGTGTCGCCACGCATGGCAGCAACCAAACCAGCAGACACATCGCACTGTCGGGCAATCTCTGCATTGCTCCAATCTTGAAGCTCAAAGTCATCCAACGCACGACGAACAGACTTGCGCTTATCAGCATTACTACGACGAAGGCCGTGCTTGCTGTTTGCGCTAAGTGAGTACAACCAAGCGTCACGGTTTGTGCCATTGCGCACATCCGTTTCAATCGATCCCTTGCCAATCTTCTTGGTTGCAAAGTAGCGGTGGAATCCGTCACCAAGCCAGTAGTGCACACCATCAAAGAACGCAACAATGGCTGGGAATACAGAGCCGTCTTCCATGTTGGATGCGTACTCATCAACCATCGCTTGGTTGATCTCTTCTCTTGACTGCGTATCTCCATCGATACGAATCACGTCAATGCCTAGTAACTTACGCTCCATCATGTGTCTCCCGCTGTGTCCAGCCGATTAAAAAATAACGCCATTTCGTTTGGATGTTTGGGGTGTCGTACTTGTTTCCGTCCCAGTGAACATCTCGGCCCTTTGATCGCATGAATGCTTCAAATACCTTACGTGCTTTTTGCATC